ACGGGCGCACGTTACACCGCAAAAAGCGCCGACGAGCTTGAGGTTGCGCGCAAAGCGTTTGAGACGCAGGGCCTTGACGTAGTGCAGGTGGGCGATGCCTTACACGTTGGCAAGTTCCCTGGCGACGACGGGAAAACGCTTGACCCTGCAGAGCTGCAAAAGCTTGTCAAAAACGCGGCGAAAGGCCTCTCTGGAAAAACTGTGGCGGGGCGCTTTGAGACAAACCTTGAAGTTATTCCCTGGACGAAAGAGCAGGGCACCGGACAGACGACGCGCGCCATTCTCGAGCGTCTGGTCGACAACCCCGAGTACGCCGTCAAGGATGCTGCCAAGCGCATTGATGCCGGACGACTTCGCGACGCAATGAAGCCCATGAACGAAATCGAGCGCGCGCTTGCTGCCGAGAAAAACATGCCCATTCGCGAAGACTTGATGAAGCTGCGCGAGATGCTCTCCGAAGTAGGCCTTGAGGGAGTGATTGACTACGTCAAGAAGACGGGCGGCGTCGCTTTGCCGGCGATCGCTGCTGTACCGACACTTTCTTCCCTTCTTTCACAGCCTGACGATCCCGAGCAGTTATAGCGATGCCTGGTGAATTCCTTTGCTCGTGCCAGAACACCTGTTCCTGCGCTTTGGTCAACTTTGAGTAGTACGGCATATAAACCTCCTGTTGAGATTCTAGCAACAATGACACGCAAACGCTATGTCTGGGACGACGAGGTTAAAGACCTGGTCGAAATCACACCCGGTTACGATCCCGGCCGCAAAAAAGACGCCGCTAATCACTTGGGCAGTCTTTGGGGCGACCGCCACTACGACGGTCTGCGCGCTACCGACGGCGCTGACATTAGCACCCGCAAAAAGCACCGCGACTACATGCGCAAGATGGGCCTAACTACCGCCGACGACTTCAAGTCGCAGTGGGATAAGGCGAAGCGCGAGCGTGAGCACTACATGCAGAACGGCGGCACGATTCGCCGCCAAGACATCAAAGACGCTATCGAAAGACTACAAAACCGAAGGTAACCCATGACAGAACCCACCACGATCCGCGACGCCCTCGAGGCGGCCGTGCCTGATGAAGAAGTTGCCGACAGTTTGTCGGTTGAGCCGGTTAGTGAGCCGGTTATTGACTCGGCGCCAGAGCCGATTGTTTCCGACCCCGTTACGGAAGTGCCTAAAAGCGACGGCCGCGACGAAAAGGGCCGTTTCAAAACAAAAGACGCCAAGCCGCCGGTGGCGCCCGAGACGACCGCGGAGGCGGCCGCCGAGCCCGCGCAGGGCATCCAGCCTGGTCCAAAGGCTGAGCCAAAGGCAGCGCCGCAGGAGCGAGCGCCTGCGTCCTGGCGCCCCGACGTGCGCGAGCACTGGAGTCGGTTGCCGCCCGAGGTCCGCGCCGAAGTGGCGCGTCGCGAGCGTGAGATGCAGGCAACGCTGCAGGACACTGCCGAGGCGCGTCGTTTCTCGGAGCAGCTACAAAACGTCATTCGGCCTTATGAGATGTTCATTAAGGCCGAGAACAGTAACCCACTGCAGGCAATCGATAACCTGATGTCGACCGCGGCCAAGCTGCGTACCGGCACTGCGCCCGAGCTTGCACAGCTTGTGGCGGGAATGGTCAAGCAGTTTGGAGTTGGTCGATTTGGCCAGACATTTATCGAGCAGCTTGACTCCGCGCTGGCGGGCGAGGTGCCGCGTGTCGATCCAGTGCAGAGCCAGGTGCAGCAAGTGCTGCAGCAGCAGCTCGCGCCGGTGACGCAATTTATGTCGCAGTTTCAGCAGGCCCAGGCGGCTCAGCAGCAACGCATGCAGCAGGAGGCGGTCAGCGAGGTGCAGACCTTCATCGAGCGGGCTGAGTTTGGTGAAGACGTGCGCGAGGAGATGGCCGACCTTCTCGAGGTGGCACAGCGCCGCGGTCGGGAGCTCTCGCTTGCGGACGCGTACAAACAGGCCTGCCTGACAAACCCGCGAGTGCGCGCCGTGCTTGAGCAGCGCGCCAAAGCGAAGGGCGCTCAGCAGCTAACTGGAGCGGCTCAGCGGGCGAGGGCGGCTGCGGTCAGCGTGTCCGGCGCGCCGACAATCGCCGGCCCTAAAAACGACGCAGTAGATGTTCGATCTGCGATTGAAGCAGCTATTGCGGCAAACACACGATGATGTTATAAACGCATCGGGGATGGTGTATTTGTAAAGATACGCCGCCCCGGTGTGCCAACAGCACCGACAGCCACCGAAGCTCGAGGAGCGCGAAAGCGCCCACCTACGACATACCGGACTGAACAGGTTCGCGTAGGCCACACAAAAAACGGTGGGGCGTAAGCCCTAGTCATTTTTTCTGTGGGAGTTTCATCACAATGGCTTTTGCAAATACGTCCGTTACGGACATCATTGCGACTACGATTCAGTCGCGCACGCGTCAGATCGCTGACAACGTCACCAAAAATAACGCTCTTCTTGCCAAGCTAAACCAGCGCGGCAACGTGAAGCCGTTTGGCGGTGGCTCGTCGATCATGCAGGAACTGTCGTTTGCCGAAAACGGCAACGCCGGCTTCTATTCGGGCTACGACCTGTTGCCGGTTGCTGCGCAGGATGTGATCTCGGCCGCCGAGTTCAGCATCAAGCAGCTTGCCTGCCCGGTCGTCATCTCGGGCCTCGAGCAGCTGCAGAACAGCGGCCGCGAGGCGTTCATCGACCTTCTCGAGGCTCGCATTAACGTCGCCGAGTCGACCATGGCGAACAAGCTCGCCCAGTCGATCTACAGCGACGGCACGGGCTCGGGCGGTAAGGAAGTCGTCGGCCTCAACGCCGCCGTTCCTGCCGATCCGACTACGGGCACCTACGGTGGCATTGATCGTGCGACGTGGACCTTCTGGCGTTCCAAGTTGTACGACTTCTCGGCTGCCTCTGTCACGCCGAGCGCGAGCACGATCCAGGCCGGCCTCAACACGCTGTGGGCGTCGCTCGTGCGTGGTGCTGATCGACCGGACTTGATCGTCCTCGACAACACCTACTGGAGCTACTACATGGGCTCGCTCCAGGCTCAGCAGCGCTTCACCGATCCGGCCACCGGCTCGCTCGGCTTTCCGACCGTGAAATTCATGGACGCGGATGTCGTGCTCGATGGCGGCATTGGTGGTTACTGCCCGGCTGCGACCGGCTTCATGCTCAATACGCGTTACCTGTTTCTCCGCCCTCATCGCGACCGGAACATGGTTTCTTTGAGCCCGAACCGTCGCTACGCCATCAACCAGGACGCCGAGGTGCAAATCCTTGCGTGGGCTGGTGCGATGACTTGCTCGGGCGCTCAGTTCCAGGGCCGTATTCAGAACTAATGACCTCGTGGTGGGGTCACCCTTGCCTTACCAGGTGGGGTGACCCCTCGCCTGGTAAGGCTTTTTTGGGAGAGTGAAATATGGCAGCGACTTACAGCGCAGCAGTAAACGCCGACAACCCGGCCGTCGTCGATACGGCGGCGTCGCAAGACACGGGGGCGGCTGTTGAAGGTATCGGATTGCGCGGCGCGGATGGTGTGAGCCTTGGCGGCTCTCGCATTGGCGGCGCGCCTGGTACTGACTTCAAGTACGAGACAAACGTAGCCTAAAACCGAGCGGGGCTTCGGCCCCGCTTTTCTTTGGACTCAAAAAAGGAAAACGACATGTTAGTGAATGCCACCACGACGCCAACAGATTGGAATGCGGTCGCCGACGCGCCGGGCCTCGACGAGGATCGTTTTGCGGGCGATGCAAAGTTGTTTGTGCAGTTTTTCCGTAAGCCCGTGCTTCAGCCTGGGCTTTCGCAGCAGGAAGGCCGCGCAATCTACAAGGAAACTGATTACATCCGAATTATGGTGCCTGGCGACAAGCTGAGCGTTATTGAGCGTCCCGTTGACGCCATCGACGCGCGCCGGTTTGCCGACAAGTACGAAAAGTGGAAGGCGGGCGCCGGTAACGCCGTCGAGGGCACGCCGCTCTCGTCGCTGCCGAAGATGACTCCGTCGAAAGTTGAAGAATACAAATTCTTTGGCCTGCACACAGTCGAGCAACTGGCCGACGCCAACGACAACCTCGGTCAGAAGTTTTTCGGCTTTCAAGAAGACAAGCGCGCGGCGAAGGCGTTCATTGAGCTTGCGAAGGGCAATGCTCCCATCGAGAAGATGAACGAAGAGCTGAAGGCGCGCGATAGCAAGATTGAAGAGCTACAGGCCCAGATCGAGGCTATCACTCGAATGATGGGTGCCAAGTCGGGAAAGTCCAAAACTGACGCGGAGTAAAGGAACCGAATGGCTTACCAGATCATAGACGAATCGTCCCTTTCGGCTATCGTTCAAAACGTAGCCGCTCTGGTGAGCTATCCGGTTCCGTCAGACCCGGCGGGATCAATTGACCCGTCAGTGCAGCAAATGGTGCAGGCGGTAAATATTGCCGGGTATGACCTGCTGTCAATGAACGATTGGCAGGAATTGCAAAAAGTTCACACGATGTCGATTGCTGCCGCAACGGCTGGTCAATCTGAGCGTGCATTTGATTTGCCGGAAGATTTCTACGAGTTTGTTGATCAAACGCAGTGGAACTCTTCGATGCAATGGCCGGCAATTGGGCCGATCTCGCCGCAGTTCTGGCAGCAACTCATCATTCGTCAAACGTTGCCGACGCTGTCGTTTTACTGGCAAGTGCGCGGCAACAAACTTTACATCCTGGTCCCACCCACTGAAGCTCAAACACTGTCTTTCTATTACCAGTCGTTCGCGTGGGTGCGCGACCAGGATAACCCTGACCTGTACAAAAACCGCGCGACAAAAAACGGCGACGTGATTCTGCTTGACTCGTATCTCGTGACGCTACTTTCGCGCGTTAAGTGGCTCGAGATGAAGGGGCTTGACTCGAGCGCGGCAATGCGCGACTTCCAGGTCAATTACGAAAATCGCAAAGGGAACGAAAAAGGGGCGCCTGTTCTTACGATGGTGCGCACGTTCTCGTACCCGTACATTCAGCCTCTTACAAATACGCCTGATACTGGATTTGGTGGTGTTGGTTAATGCCACTAATCCCTATCAGACAATTTAAGACGCAGCGAGTAGCGGCGGCCGCGCAGGTTTCTAACCTGTTCGTCGCGCCGGCTACTGTGGGTGGCTTAAATTACCGCGACCCGATCAGCAACATGGCGCTGACCGATGCTTTGGTGATGAACAACTTCATCCCAAAGCAGACCGGCGCGGAACTGCGCAAAGGTTGGCAGTACCACACTGACCCAATGGCTAATGCGGTCAAGTCTTTGTTTTCGTACAACGCCCCAGACCCAGCCAACAACAAATTGTTTGCTGCGTCTGATGGCGATATTTGGAACGTTACGGTTGATCCGCCTGTTGTTTCTCAAGCCGCAACAGGTAGCACTGACGACCTTTGGAATACAACGCAATTTGCAACTACGTCGGGCATGTACTTGCTCGCGGTATCCGCTAATGCAGGCTATTGGACCTTTGACGGCACTACTTGGACACAGCAGTCAGTCACTGGATTGCCTGCTAACCCAACTAGCGTTGCGGTTTGGAAGAACCGCGTCTGGTTCACGATTGAAAGCAGCAGCAGCGTCTATTACCTCGACACG